TCGCGGCGCGCGGCGCTGGGCCAAGGGGAGGGGCGGGTAAAAAGTCTGCAGCCATTCGACCGGAAACCGATCTGCTAGCCTTTTTTTCACGTGCGGGAGTATTGGGGGGAGGGGGTACCCCACCCAGGTGTCGAAGTGGAAATTTTGAGCGCCCACCGCGCTCGATCTGCCGCTCAAAACCTGCCTGAAACCCGCCATTCACCAACGCCTGGCGCCGTGCAGGCGTCTGCACACACTGATTCACCGGAGGTTTTCCATGGGGCAGCGAGGTCCGAAGCCGCTGCCGGCCAACGTGCACCAGCTGCGCGGCAACGCAAGCAAGAAACCGATCGGGGCGATCCTGGATGAGTTCCGGCCCGAGGTCGAGATCCCGGACTTCCCGTCCTGGATCTGGCCCGAGGCCAAAAAAGAATGGAAGCGCGTCTCTTACGAGCTGGAGCGCTACGGCCTGGTGTCCAAGCTGGACCGCGCCGCGCTCGTTCTGTACTGCCAGGCCTGGGCCAAGATGGTCTGGGCCGAACGGGCCCTGTCCCGGGCGATGAAGGCCGCCGAAGACGCGCGGATCGCCGCTGAGAAGGCGGGTGAAGACTACCAGGGCGGCGACGGCCTGATGATCAAGACGGCCAACGGCAACTTTACCTACTCGCACCACTGGGTGGTCGGAAAACATGCGGCCTCGGAGGTCAAGCGTTACCTGGATCTGTTCGGCCTGTCGCCGTCGGCCCGGTCTCGCGTGACCACCAGCGACAACCGCCAGGGGGCGCTCTTCCAGGAGGGGACGCAGGACGCATGGAACGCGCTGTGAGCGACTTGATGGAAGCCACCAAGTTCGCCGACATCGCCACCGCCTACGCCCAGGACGTTGTTGCCGGCAAGATCATCGCGTGCAAGTGGCACCGCCTGGCCTGCCAGCGGCACCTGAACAACCTGGCGCGCATCGGCAGCACTGGATTCCCCTACGCCTGGAACCCCGAGCTGGTCAGCACCAAGGGCAAGGCTTACCGCCCGGCCGAGCGGGTGTGCAAGTTCGCGGAACTGATGCCCCACATCAAGGGCGACTGGGCCGCGCAGGGCCAGCTGATCAAGCTGGAGCGCTGGCAGGTGTTCATCCTGGCCAGCATCTTCGGCTGGGTGCACCAGGTCACCGGAAAGCGCCGGTTCCGCGTGGCCGACGTGATCGTGCCGCGCAAGAATGCAAAGTCCACGCTGGCGGCCGTGATCGGCCTGTACCTGCTGGGACCGGATGAAGAATTCGGCGCCGAGATCTACTCGGGCGCCACGTCGCAAGACCAGGCCATGGAAGTGTTCCGGCCGGCGCTGCTGATGGCTCGTGCCACGCCGCGCTACTGCCACACCTTCGGCGTCACGGTCAATGCGTCCAACCTGTCGATCGGGGAGAACAACAGCAAATTCGAGCCGGTGATCGGCAAGCCCGGCGACGGTGCGTCGCCCAGCTGCGCGATCGTGGACGAATACCACGAGCACAAGACGGCCGAGCTGTTCGACACCATGCAGACCGGCATGGGCGCGCGGTCTCAGCCGCTGATGCTGGTCATCACCACGGCCGGGTCCGACATTGCCGGGCCGTGCTTCCTGCACCAGGGCGAGCTGCAGAAGATCCTGGAAGGCGTGGTCGAAAACGACCAGCGCTTCGGCATCATCTTCACGATTGACGACGGCGACGACTGGACCAGCGAAGACGCCCTGCGCAAAGCCAACCCGAACTACGGCATTTCAGTGGATGCCGAGTTCCTGGAGCTGCAGCAGCGCGACGCGCAGGAAAACCCGCGCAAGCAGAACGTTTTCAAGACCAAGCACCTGGACATCTGGGTGGCCAGCGCCTCCCCATGGCTCAACCTGCACAACCTGCAGCAGGCCGGCGACCCCGACCTGGCGCCCGACTCGCACGACTGGGACGGCAGCGCGATCGGGCTGGACCTGGCCAGCAAGCAAGACATTGCCAGCGCGGTGCTGCTGTGCTGGCGCGGCGATGGAGATGCACGCAATTACTACGCATTTTCACGCAATTACGTGCCGGAAGCAGCCCTGGAGAAGCCCGAAAACGCGCACTACCAGGCCTGGGTCAACAGCGGCCATCTGATCGCCACCCCGGGCGACATGATCTCGCTGGAACAGATCCAGGAAGACGTGCTGGACACCTGCGCGCAGGTCGGCACGAAGGAAGTCGCCAAAGACCCCTGGGGTGGCCACCAGATGGGTGCCAACCTGGCAGAGCAAGGCCTGACGGTGGTCGACATCCCCCAGCAGGTGCGCCACCTGAGCGACCCGATGAAAGAAATCGCCGCCCTGGTGGATTCCGGGCGCTTCCACCACGACGGCAACCCCTGCTACGTGTGGATGCTGAGCAATGTCGAGGTCAAGGAAGACCGCAATGAAAACATCTTCCCGCGCAAGTCGCGGCCGAGCAACAAGATCGACGCCGCGATCGGAACCATCGTGGCGATGAACCGGGCCCTGGCGGCCGGCGAGTCAACCGGGCGGTCGTTCTGGGAACAGACCGAAGCGACCGAACAAACGTACCAAACACAATGAACTTCTGGAACAGGATCACCGGCCGCAAGTCCGCGCCCGCCAGCGGCGACGGCCTGACGGATCTGCTGTCCAAGCTGCTCAACGGTGGCGCGCGCAGCAAGTCGGGCGCTGTGGTCAGCCGCGAGACGGCGCTGAAGGTGTCGGCCGTGTTCGGGTGCGTGCGCGTGATCAGCGAAGGCGTGGCCCAGGTGCCGTTCCGGCTCATGCGCGAGGCGCGGTCAACCATCAGCCGCCACCCGACGCGCGAGGCGGCCACCGATCACCCGCTGTATGACTTGCTGCACCGCGCGCCCAACGGATTCCAGACCTCGTTCCAGTTCCGCGAGACCATGGTGCTGCATGCGCTGCTGGCCCGCGGCGCCTACGCCTTCAAGAACGTGGTGCAGATCGGCAGCCGCCCGCCAGAGATCACCGAGCTCATCCTGCTGGACCCCAGCCGCGTGACCAAGGTGCAGCATGATGACTGGTCCGTCACCTACAAGGTGCGCGGCAAGACCGGCGAGACCCGCGATTTCCCGCAGGAAGCCATCTGGCACCTGCCCGGCCCCAGCTGGGATGGCGTGCTGGGTATGGATGTGCTCAACCTGGCGCGCGAGGCCATCGGCCTGAGCATCAGCACCGAAGAAAGCCATGCCGGCCTGCATGCCAAAGGCGTGCGGCCATCCGGCATCTACAGCGTGGACGGCACGCTCAGCCCGGACCAGTACAAGCAGCTCAAGAAGTGGATCGAAATGGAGAACGCCGGCGCCGAGAACGCCGGCAGCGTGATGCTGCTCGACCGCAACGCCAAGTTCATCACCCAGGCCATGACCGGCGTCGACGCGCAGCACCTGGAGACCCGGCGCAACCAGATCGAAGAGGTCTGCCGCTTTTTCCGCGTGCTGCCCATCATGATCGGCTACAGCGACAAGGCCGCCACCTACGCCACGGCCGAGCAGATGTTCCTGGCGCATGTGGTGCACACCCTGATGCCCTGGTACGAGCGCATCCAGCAAAGCGCCGAGGTCAACCTGCTGACGCGCGCCGAGCGCCAGGGCGGGCTGTACATCAAGCTGCAGGAAGCGGCCCTGCTGCGCGGGGCCATGAAAGACACCGCCGAATACCTCTACCGGCTCACCACCGCCGGGATCATGGAGCGCAACGAGGCCCGCGGCAAGCTCGACCTGAACCCGATCGACGGCCTGGACGATCCCCTGACCCCGATCAACATGACCACCGACCCGACGGGCGCGCCGGCCAACGACCCGGCCGACGACCCCAACGATTCCAACGACGACACCCCCGGCAACACCAGAACAGGAGCCTGACCATGGCCATTGAACGCGCAGCCTTCGGGCTCAAGGAAATCAAGTTCGCCGCCACCGAAGGCGCCACCGCTGCCGAGATGATGTTCAGCGGCTACGGCGCGGTGTTCGGCAATGTGGACAGCTATGGCGACGTGATCCAGCCCGGCGCCTTTGCCGACACGCTGGCCGCCTCGCACAAAAGCGGCCAATTCCCCGCCATGCTCATGCAGCACGGCGGCTGGGGCATCGGCGCCGACGACATGACGCCCGTTGGCATCTGGACCAGCCTGGCCGAAGACGGCATCGGCCTGAAGGTCGAAGGCAAGCTGGCCGACACCCCGCGCGGGCGCGAAGCCTACGCGCTGCTGAAGATGACGCCGCGCCCGGCCATCGATGGCCTGAGCATCGGCTACATCGCCAAGGAATTCAGCAACCGCACCAAGCCCGAGGAACCCCGGCGCACCTTGAAAAAGGTCGAGCTGATGGAAGTCAGCCTGGTCACATTCCCGGCGAACGGCAAAGCCCGCATCGCCAGCGTGAAGTCCGGCGCAGCCGACTTCAGCGACCGAGATTTTGAGCAGCTCATGCAGGACGCTGGGCTGACCAGAAAGGAGGCCCGGATCGTCATGAACCAGGGCTTCCGGCACCTCAAGGCCATGCAGGACGCTGGCAGTGAAGAGCTTGACGAACTGGCGGCGGCCATCAAGCGCAACACCTCTCTCATCCAAACCACCTGAAAAGGAACCTTGAATCATGAAAACCACCCGCAACCACCTGACGTTTGGCCTGCTGGCCATCGTCACCGTCCTGGCCGTGTTCGCACTGGCCGGCCACCCCATCATCCCGCCTGACGCCCTGGCCGGCCTGGGCATGATCCCGCTCATGAGCGGCGAGATCGACATGAAAGAGATCAAGACCCTGCTCGACAAGCAAGGCGAAGCCTGGGGCGAATTCACCCGCAAGAACGACGAACTGCTCAAGGCCAAGGCCGAAGGCAAGGCGGTCGCTGACCTGCAGGCCACGGTCGACAAGATCAACGGCGAGTTCAAGAGGCTCAACGACGACCTGGTCGAGATCGCCAAGAAAGCCAACCGCCCCGGCTCCAATGGCGACGACAAGATCACCGCAGAGCAGGCCGAGTACAAGGCCGCGTTCGGCAAGTTCCTGCGCAAGGGCGATGAAAACGGCCTGGCCGATCTGCAGCGCAAGGCCATGAACAGCGGCTCCGGCCCTGACGGTGGCTACCTGGTGCTGCCCGAGATGGATGCCGAGATCATCCGTGTCGTCGGCGTCACCAGCGCCATCGGCCGGCTGGCGCGCAACGTCACCATCGGCACCGACACCTTCAAGAAGGTTGCCAAGACCACCGGCCTGGCCGCGCGCCGCGTCGGCCCGGGTGCCACGGGTGGCGAAAGCACCAACCCGAAGTACGCCGAGCTGGAATTCACCGTGCATGAGGCCGAAGCCGAGCCCTGGGTGTTCAACAGCACGCTGGAAGACGCCATCGTCGACCTCGAATCCGACCTGACCATGGAAGCATCCATCGCTTTCGCGGAACTGGCCGGCAGCGAGTTCGCCGCCGGCACCGGGGTGGGCGGCGCGCGCGGCATCACCGCGTATGACACCGTGGCCAACGCCAGCTATGCCTGGGGCAAGCTCGGCTACATCATGTCGGGTGCGTCCGCGGCCTTTGCGGCCAGCAACCCGGGTGACGCCATCATCAACCTGCAGCACAGCCTGAAAGCCCAATACCGCCCCGGCGCGGCCTGGGTGACCAGCGACGCCGTGCTGGCCAAGATCCGGCAGATGAAGGACGGCTCCGGCGCGTTCTACCTCTGGCAGCCGGACCCGCTAAGCGGCTTTGGCGGGCGCCTGCTGGGCAACCCCGTGGAGATCGACGACAACATGCCCGCGCTGGCCGCCGACAGTTTCTCGCTGGCCTTCGGCAACTTCGCCCAGGGCTATGTGGTGGTCAACCGCTCGGGCACCGTGGTGATCCGCGACGCCATCACCGCCAAGGGCAAGACCAAGTTCAACTTCCGCCGCCGCTTCAGTGGCGGGGTGCAGAACTTCGAAGCCATCAAGCTGATGAAGTTCAACACCTGATCGGCCCGGCGCAAGCCACAGCGCCGCCGGCTCCCCGCTGGCGGCGCTCCCCTTCGTTCATCCCCGTTTTCCAGACTCTCCAGAGGAACCCCAAATGAAAGACCTTGCCAACGTCATCACGCCCAAGCGCGTGCTGTCCCCCGTGTCCACCGATGCAGACACCGCCCTGGTGGGCGAAATCATCGACAAGAATGGCTTCGATTCGGTCACCTACGTGATCGCCACCGGCTCCATTGGTGACGCCAACGCCACCTTCACCGTGCTGCTTGAGGAAGGTGACGCTGCGGCCATGGGCGACGCCACCGCCGTGGCCGATGCCGACCTGCTCGGCACTGAGGCACTCGCCAGCTTCATCTTCAGCGACGACAACAAGTGCTTCAAGCTCGGCTACATCGGCAGCAAGCGCTACACGCGCCTGACGATCACCCCCAGCGGCAACAGCGGCACCCCCAGCGCCGCGCTGCTGTCGGCCGTGGCCATCCTGGGCAACCCGCAGATCGCCCCCACCGCCAACCCGCCCGCCTGATCTACAAGATCCTGCTGCGTGAAAAGCCCTCGGCCCGCAAGGCTGGAGGGCTTTTTGCCCAGAAGACCCGTCAACCCATCCTGAAAGCACCCCATGGCCGAACTTATTGCCGCCGGCACCACCGAGGCCGATTCCGCTGATTTCACCCTGGCCGCAGGCGACCAGGCCACGCTGTTTTTGAAAGATGCCGCCGGCCCCAGCGTGGCCGCTGACGCCATTGCGCGGCTGCAGATCAAGAGCGCGGCGGGCGAATACTTCAACGCCGGCCACCTCGACAGCTTCAATCCCGCCAAAATCCTCTCCGCCCCCGGCACCTACCGCGTCAAGCGCCTGGCGGCGTCGGCGGCGTTCGGCGTCGATAAGGTCTAAGAATGCTGCTGCAAAGCCTGCTGCGCCCGGTGCTGACGCCCTTGATGCGCGGCATGTTCGATGCGCCGATCGCTTCGTCGACCGAATGGTCCCCCCTCGCCCTCTGGCCCGACGGCATCGCCACTCCGGGTATGTGGATCAGTCCCCGCGACCTTGCCTCGCAGTGGCAGGACTACACCGGCACCACGCCGGTCGCTACGCCGGGCAGCGTTGCAGACTCTGCGAATCCTGTCGGGCTGGCCTTGGACATTCGGGCGGGTGCGACAGCGTTGGCCGATTCCGGCAACCACATGCTGCAAGCCAGCACGACGGCACGGCCTCTGGAGTCGGCGCGGGTGAACTTGCTTGTCCAGACAGAAAATCTGGCAAATGCGGCTTGGTTTTCTACAGTCTCTGGATCAACAATTACAACTGGGGTGTCTGACCCGTTGGGGGGAACGACTGCCTTCACCATAACCGCCAATACAACAAATGGTCAGGCATATCAAAACCTGGGTTCAATCACGATTCCGCGCATTGCATCTGGCTACATCAGACGCAGGACGGGGACAGGTGTTGTGAAGTTCTATGCTGACGGCGGCGCAGCGGGCACGGATATAACAAGTCAAGTAACGGCATCGTGGACTCCGTTCAGTGTTGCTTCATCAACCAATTACGGCAGTTGGTATGTATTGCTGCAAACGGCTGGGGATGCTATTGATGTGTGGCACCCTCAAGTAGAGTCTGGTTTGGTGTCAACACAATACCAGCGCGTCGGCGCAGCCTCCGACTACGACGCCACCGGCATCACCCCCTTCCAACTCTACGACGGCGTAGACGACGGCATGGCGACGGCCAGCTTCGCG